TGTAATACTTCCACTTGGAATCAAAGAGATCAAAGCCAATTAGATAGGATAACTGTTATATTAGAAGAACAATTAGCATGGCAGAAAGCGAAAGACAGAAGATGATAGAGAAATTATATAGATTAAGTATAACTTTATGTGATAAAGTTTTTATTTGTAATAATATAAATGATCAAGATATTATAATTAAAGAATTTGATTATTGGGATCAAGCTAATAATTGGATTAATAATAATTTTAAAAAAATAGGAGAAGGCTGTAATTATAATTATTATTATAATACAAAAAAAATTAAGGAGTGTACATGATAGAAAAACAAATGATTAGGCTTATGCTTAATAAAAATTTTTATACACAGAATAAAAGTATATTATCTCCTACAGTTTTTGGTGGTGATATTAACTCTTTATATGAGACAGTTCAGAAAGCACATGAGGAGTATGATGATGATATAAAAGTTGATGATCTTTATTCTCTACATACTGTTAGATTTAATCCTGCACTTACACGTGCTGCGAAAGAAAAGTTTAGTGAATTAGTAGAAGATATAAAAGAAGTTCAAGAGCCTAATAAAGAAGTAGCTAAAGATATATTAAGAATATTATCTGATAGAGATCTAGCACAAAGAATAGGTATAGAGGCAACAGAGATATTTAATGGTAAGGAAGCTAACTTTGCAGAGATAGTTAGTATGATTGATAAACATAAGACTAACATCACAGAGGATAAAGCACCCGCAGTTACGAAAGAGATATCTGAAGTAATAGATCTTTTAAATGTTACAACTAGATGGAAATTTAATATACCAGTATTAAAAACTAATGTTGGTGGTATTGGTGGTGGTAATCTTATGATAGCATTTGCTAGACCAGAGACAGGTAAGACAGCTTTCTGGGTTAGTTTATGTGCAGCACCAGATGGATTTTGTGCACAGGGTGCAAAGGTACATGCATTTATTAATGAGGAACCTGCAATAAGAACTCAGATAAGAGCAATATCAGCTTACACAGGTATGACTAGGGATGAGATATTAGAAAATAAATCATCTGCACAGATAAAATGGAGTGGTATAAAAGACAATCTATTTATGTTTGATACAGTTGACTGGTCTATGGATGATATAGATGCACATTGTGAGAAGAACAAACCAGATATAATTGTTATAGATCAGTTAGATAAGATTAATGTTAAAGGAACTTATGCAAGAACAGATGAGAAACTAAGACAGATATATACAAGTGTTAGAGAAATAGCTAAACGTAGAAATTGTGCAGTGATTGCAATATCACAGGCTTCAGCTGATGCACATAATAGAAATAGTATATCATTTGACCAGATGGAAAACTCTAAAACTGGTAAGGCTGCTGAGGCTGATCTTATTATTGGTATAGGTAGGAATGCTAATACAGATGCAGAGAATAAAATAAGAACATTATGTATTAGTAAAAATAAAATAAATGGTTATCATGGAGAACCCGTGTGTACCATTAGAAGGAGTATAAGTAGGTACGAGGTATGATAACAACAGTAGACGTAGAAACATCGTGGCAAAGAAACGAGAATGGTGGCTATGATCCATCACCTTTTCATGAGAATAATATATTAGTTAGTGTAGGTATCAATGATAAATATTTTTTTACTAACCATAGTGAGAGGGTGGATAAAGGATGCTTTCATAAGATACAAGATATCTTAGATAAGACAACTTTACTAGTTGGACATAATATTAAATTTGATTTGATGTGGTTATTAGAATCTGGATTTAAATATAATGGTAGGGTTTATGATACCATGCTGGGAGAGTATATACTTAATAGAGGTATAAGAAAAAGTTTAACACTAGAGATGTCTTGTCGTAGAAGAAAGATAGGATCTAAAGATAGTAGTATAAAAGAATATATGGATAGGGGTGTATCATTCGAGAATATTCCTGCACATGTTGTAGAAGAATATGGTAAGATAGATGTACAGATAACTAGAAAACTATTTGACTCTCAGATGGCAGACTTTAGATTAGATAAGAATAAAGATATGCTAATGACAGCTAAGATGATGAATGAATTTCTTGTTGTTCTATGTGATATGGAAAGAAATGGTATTAATATAAATTTAGAGGATCTAAGTAATGTTGAGAGAGAATATAGAGCAGAGTTTGCGTATTTAAAACAGAAGATAGATAGAATAGTATATAAACAGATGGGTGATACTAAGATTAATTTATCTAGTCCAGAACAATTATCTTGGTTAATTTATTCTGTTAAACCTAAAGATA